TAAAGAAAGTCTTCCCAGTAGAAGACTCACCAGCAATGGCAGTAATCTTATTCCCAGAAACACCACCAAATATGCTACCTGAGACCAGTGAATTAAAAACGTAAGAACCCGTGTCCACAAAGGTTTCGGTGTCGTCGATGTCTGATGCGAGTTGGGTATAGTCATCTCCAATCTCTTTTACAATCTCTTTTAAAAAATCCATTAAATAACAAATCCAAATTCTTCGCGAGCTACTTTTTTATATGTATCAGGGTGCTTTTCCCTAATCTTTTTAATAGTATCAATCTTTTGATAGAGAGCAGCATCTCCACCAAGTCTCAATGCACTTACAATAGTTGCAAGTTCTTTATCGTTAATAGGTAGTTCCATTAATGCCATCGTAGGGTTTTTAGGTAATCAAGGACGTTCTTCCTTACGTCCATCAATTCATGGTAGCACTTCTGATTGCGAGCACATTGACGAAGTGCAGAGTCTGGTTTATGCACAGACTCAATAAAGATATCAAGTCCACGATTCCATTGATCTTGTTTAGATTCGCCGTCTTCAATTGTATGTTGGTCTTTCATGCGAAGAATGACTCCAAGGTATTAGTTTTCTCAACATTCCACCCGATAGAATCTAGGATTGCTTTGAGTGGTTCAAGAAAGGCTTTATTAAATTGTAAGTCATAGTCAACGTACCTGTCAAGATTAAGTTCTTTGGGGAATTCTTGGATGAAGGATATAACGTTTTCATGAATGATATTTGGTTTTTTCAAATAGCAGAATTTGATTTTTTCGCCATTCTGGATCAATGAATATTTGTGATCAAGTTTGCCCTCTTTGATGTAATGGTTAAACAGAAGAGCGCCCCGTATATGTATAGGAGTTCCCTTAATATAAATTTGAGAATGTGCCCTGTACTTCACAACATCCGATGCAGATCTTGGGAAGGATACTTGTTCTGGAGGGAGTTTTTTAAAGGCAGTGCGAGACTTCTCAATAAAGTCAATCACATCATCTTCAGTTCCCGTCATCAGAAGATTGAATGCGTCTTTCAACATCTTCCTACAAGGTGCAGGTGTAGATGATTTGACAGACTCAATACCCATCACCTTAAGTTTGGGTTCTGAGTATTGAACTCCCTCACTGTTCCACACATTGAGAATGTATCGCTTCTTCGCAGTCCAGATACCACGATCAGCAATATTCTCACGCTTCATTTGCATCTTTTGGTCATATGCCGATACGTAGTCTGCCAATTCCTGGTAACTATTCTCAATGAATGGTTCCAACTTGTCTGCACAGATCTTATCAAGTATCGAAACAATTGCTGCTTTATCGCCAGACTTACTACCAAAAAATTTAGTAACAAGAGGTTCAAGATTAAGATAGATTGAGTCAGTGTCGGATGCGATGACATAATCTTCGCCTTCAGTTTGTAACAACTTATTTAAATATTGATTCATCTTACCTTCAATCCATCGGATACTTACCTGCCCCGACAGAGTGATTGCCTCAGCATTTGCTAGTTTGTAATATCTGAAATATTGGTTACCAATAGCACCATAAGCAGAATTAAGAGAAATCTTCTTCGCCATTTGAATGTTGTTACATCTAGCGATTTCTTTCTCAAGTGCTTTAGAAGGCGTCTTCTCATACTGCTGCTTGGCTTGAAGCATTCGCTTCTTGAAGATAACACGGTCACCATACATCTTCTCCATTAATTCTGGCAAGAATCCACGGACATCCTTACGGAACATTGCACCATTGGCACATACCGCATTGTCCTTATACATCTCAAAATTTATTTCTTGATTAAGGATTCTATCAACTGAAGCCGTTGGATGTCTCTCTTCCAAGAGGGTCTCTGGGGAGATATTGTACTGCATGATAAGATGAGGGTAGAGAGAGTTAAGGTCAAAAGACACAACCCAATCATACTTTCCTGGAATCGGTTCCTTAACATAGGCACCTGCATACTTTTCATCCTTCTGCGATCTTTTTTTAGGTGGAATAACAATGTCACGTTTCTTGAGATAATTGTAAATGATATTGTCCCACATTCTCACCTGGTAAAAAACATCATTATAGTTAACCTTGGCGTCATATGCCATAGTGAGCGCCAACTCAATTAACTTCATCTTGTCTTCTAGACGGTCAACAAGTTCCACGTCAACAATATTATATTCAATATACTTCTGCCACCCATGAGTATAGAAATCTTTAAAGGTTTCAAACTCAGAGTGATCCAGTTTCTTTTGACCTAATTCTACCTCAGCTATATAATCAAGGCGATAAGATTCTTGTGCCTTATATGTAAACTTCTTATAGAGGTCAAGGTAATCAAGAACTGCAACTCCACCAACATCAAAGATGCTGTGCTCCCTGCCCTTGATAAACTTTTGTGATTCGGTCACAAGTCCCCAAGGAGACATACGCTTCATCAACTTCACTCCAAGCACCCTATTGAGGCGTTTGCAGATGTATGGGATATCATACAGTTCACAGTTCCAACCAGTAATTACGTCAGGAACATCAACCATCCAAAAATTAATGAAGTGACTCAATAATTCTTGTTCTGTGGGGCAATGATAATAAGTTACATTCTCCTGTTTATTGAAGAAAGGTTTTACTCCCCAAGTAGTAATCTTTTTAGTAGCATAGTCCTGGATAGTAATCGCCAAGATCTCTTCCGATGCAGATTCTACATCTGGGAAACCATTCTCAGATGCGGTCTCAATATCAATTGTAACAAGTTTGATCTGATTGATGTCAAACTTTATTTCTTCTTCAGGATGTTTTTCAGAAATGTATTGATAGATATATCGATCATTTCCATAGATCTCAAATCCATCAATTTCATCATACGTTTTGTAGAAGTCACGACAATCCCGCACGTTACCGGGGTTGATCGGTTCTACAGAATCTCCACTTAATGTCTTGTATTTGGTTTCCTTCTTTGACTTCAAAAAAAGAGTAGGATAAAATTCATCTCTATACTCATACCGCTTTCCATTCTCAACGCCACGAACAAGGAACTGGTTCCCAATCATTTGGACATTAGTGTAAAATTTCATCCCTTAGTTAAGTCCTCATATTTTTCAATCAGTGTGGGTGTTGGATCTGCAAGAGTAAGTATCTTATCAGAACTCATCATAAAAGTGTCTTCCCTTGTGACACTAAGTAACCAGGGCTCTAACATTCCTTCTTTGGTTACGACATATGGATCTATCAGTTTGCAATCAGGTTCCCCAATATCAGCACCGATTTCTTCAATCTGACTGATCAGAATCTGATTCGTCGTCAGTATTAGAATCTTGATTAATTTTAGTTCTTTGGTCATATTCCAGAATGTCCTCTACATAAAGTTTAGTAAGTTTGTCCATAGGTTCCACCATAGTCACAATCCAATCCATAGAAATGGGAATCATAGGATCTTTTGCTAGGGGAACCCAAGGATAGAATTTGACTTGGTATGCGTTCTTTCTTTTCTTTTCAGTTGTCTCTTCATCCTCAACTGGCGTATAGTTTGCCATCTTGACAATGCAGGGTTTGTTGAGAAAGTATCCAACTACTTTATCTTCAACAACCATCTCCTGAACGTCAGCGACAATATCTTCACCAGATTTCAGAACTAAAAGTTTGATCGTCATAGTATAGTTTTTTCCTGCAATAATTATAACATAAAAAAAGAGGGATGTCTATGGATTTTGCCATAGTCCCTCTGCGGCGACGATATTTTTGAGAAAATACTCATAATATATTTAGCACTTTACATTTCCATCCCTTATTGATTACAAAATTATTTAGAAATTAGTGTATCACTGTGATACACTTTTGTATCAACCACAGCAAAAATTGATTAGGATATCAAAACCAAACTTTTCTTTGATGATGCTCCGGTACAATCCTACCAAGAACAATCGTTAACAACCCATCCGCAAATTCAACTGATCTAACTTCCGTATCCTCTGCCAATGTCCAAGATCTGGTGAAAGATCGTTGAGCCATTCCTCTGTGGATATATTCTGTGTCAGTTTCTGTATCCTCTTTTTGTCCTTCGACAAAAAGTTTTCCGTCTTGTGTGTAGACATTAACCTCTTTCTTTTTAAATCCTGCAAGCGCAAGTTCTAGTCTCGATTCTACGTTGCTGACCGTTACTAGGTTGAATGGAGGATAATTCTTTGTTGTTTCGTGGAGGGCAAACAACCTATCGAAGTATTCATCCATTCCAATGCTATTCTTATTTATGCGTTCCATCAACGCAGGCAGGTCCGCAGCAGTATACCGTGCAAGGTTTCCCATGATTCGTAGCTCCTTTAAAAGCGAGTTTATGTTTTGTGGACCCCGAAGGCATCCATACTTATTTATAACATAAAAACAAAAAAAGAGGAACGGTAATAACCGAACCTCTTTATAGGGTTTCCGACTTTTGTAGAGACCGCACGAAAAGAGTCTCAGTATTATTTATTCGGTTTCCTGGGTCTTCCCTTTCTTACCGATATTATATTTCTGTTCTAACACCCAATCGGTCTTGTCCTTATATGCAAGAACTTTGATCTGGTTAAGAGGAGCAATGTCCAAAACAGTGTCAAGATTCACAACACCGATCAAACCCCAGTCTGCAAGCAGACGCACAATACGGTTGCGTCTCTGCACGTCATTCACAGTCAGATTGGCGTGCTTACCATCCAAGGCAAACAACTCCTTGAAGTGAACGATAAAATATCTTCCTTGCTTATGCAAGATATGACAAGACTGATAGAGTTTCTTTTCCTTGCGTGATGCAACTCCAATTCTTGTCAATGTTTCACGAACCTTTAAAAAGTCATCAGGTTCATTCAAAATCACTTCGATCATTTGGTCCTGAGACCACTCAACTGTAGGTTCCACAGTAGTCATTTCATTCCTCCAACATCAAGTCGCTGTTTAATAAAGTTAATCTGTTCTTTTGTCAGAATTTTCAGAGCTTGAGATGCCTTTTCATTACTATAACCATAGTATTGTTTGACACATTCTAAATCCTGGACTTTATCCTTTCGGAGCCAAGGAGAGAATCTCTTTCGTTTCCTCAGACTATTTAGATAAAATGAATATTGCATATCTTTATCAAGAAAGTTATACTTATTCATTTCATTTGCATACATCACACAGTCCATGTGACCAGATAAGCAACGATTAATAATGTATGAAGGATATTCTTTTGAGTGTTCTGAAAGATCTTCCTTATTGAAGTTGATTGAATTGAGCCAGTCTTTGAGTTCCATTATCTAATAATTTGAATGTCATCATCATCTGTCCAGAGTTCTACCTTGGTCCTGAACCGACCTTCCTGCTTGAGTTTCTCATATCGCTTAGATGCTTTCTTCTTCCACCAAGCAATAATGTTCTCCAGATAAAACTTGTCCCAGTTAGGGCCACGAACCAGTTCATCCTGCTCTTCCATAATCACCTCACGGACGTTTGAATATCCATAGTCAGAAATATAGAATCGCTTCTTCTGAGTGAGTCCGAATGCCATATTGATAACGTCATTAAACTCTTTCAATTTGTCCTGATCCTGCAGAGACTTCTTGATGATGGAGATCATCTTGGTTTGACGTTTCATCTTCTTAGAAGACGCTCTGTTGTCCGTCAGAGGCGTGTTGTCATTCAACAGGGTAAATCGGTCATGCAGGCGGTGGAAGACTTCTTCATGGAGCAGGGGAAGGAACTTACTCTCAGTAAGACCCTTGTACCTCATAAAGGGTTTAAGACCATCGTACTGAGACGCAGATGTGGTAGAACCATACAGAGAGGTTGTCTCAAATAAGGCAATATTTTTTTCAAAGACTTCGTTCAAAGTCTCACGGGCAAAGTGGGAGCAGCACAAAAGTGCCAGAAGTTTGCCACCAAGATAGTTGTACCCAAAGGGTTGCGAAGGGACAATCACAAATCCCATCGCAGCATGACGATTGAATACAGATAGATTAGGTGCCTTACCCAACCACAGATTTCTAGGTTTTGAATTGATAGTGGGAGAACCAAAGCGAATAAATCCAAGACATGTCTGAGTTCTTTTCTCAAACACCATCCAACGCAGTTCTCTACCAGGGATATTACTTTCGTTGTTATGAGAGGAAACTGCTCTCAACAGATTGCCATAATGCTCTTGCGGCACTGCCTGCTGAAAGCGAGCACCAACAAATTTGATGTCAAACTCCATTTCATTAGGATGAATATCTTCATTGAAGAACTCATCCTGAAGTGGAGTAAGTTGACTTGTCTGAGAGATGACTTCTTTTTTCACATAACGAAGGTAATCCTCAATAGAAGAAAAGTTTTTGAAGTAGTCAATAAATTCATTTGCCGCCCATACGGCATCATCCTCAGATACTTGCATCATAAAATCAGTTTCTTACTTGGTGTTTCAATCGGGGAAAAGATCTTCTTGTAATTATCTACGATCTCATCTCTTGTGTCAATCAGATAAACGATATATTGTTTTTCAACTTTGATACCACCATCTTCTTTTGAGAGTACTGACCAGGGAGCAAATCCAATCTGGCCTTGAGCACTGGGTACTGCTACAAGAGGATTTTGGAGTACAATATAATCATCAGTCTCCTCAACCAGGGTGAAGATTACTTCCTCACCAGTGTTCATTCGTAATACTTTAATATCCATTTTTAATAGTAACCAATGTCATCGTTATCAGGTGTTGCGTAAAGAAAAACTCCATCGACTTTTTGAAGCAGGTCTTGCATACCACTATGCATTTGACGGTATCCAGTGCCAACATACAATTGACCCAAAACAACCGACACAGTGGCAGTACCCCAGAAGATGTAATACCACTTTGACTTAACTTGAGCTTTGACTTTTTTCTTTTTCATTTCGTTCATTGTAAGTAATAACAATTTTGTTTGTTAAGATTCCTTTCAAGGAAAGTATCTCTAACGGAACTCACATTCCACCATTATTTCAGTAAGGCAAGCAAGCATATTTATTTCCTGATCTGCCACAAATGCCATTTGATACTGATACTTAGCAAGCACAAGAACAGCAGCAGGCAAAGAATTCGGAACCAGGGAATCATAACAAGCATCGTAAATACGACGCAATAGAACAGCAGTATCATTGTCCAGGTTATTGACAACCCATTTACGTACTTCGGGAAAATCTTTCTCCTTAAGTTTTTTAACCAAGTCATTTACTTTTACATCACTAAAGGTTGCAAGGATACCTGGATCAATAGTACCAGAAGAAGAATATCTTTGACACTCATTAAGAACACGTCTCCAATCAGGAAAGTGTTTGTTAATAAGTTCTACCAGGACCTTGTTATCATATTTAACACCTTCTGTATCCAAGATTTCTTGGACACGTTTGAAGAATGAGGCTGCAATGGCAGGTTTGTTTTTACCTCCGATTCCGAATTCGATAACCGTTGTGCGGGAATGAAGTGGTTCGAGAATTTTGTTTTTGAAGTTGCAGGTAAAGATGAATCTGCAGTTGCCACTAAACTCCTCAATAAACGCCCGTAAGAGGAGTTGTACATCATTGGTTGTGTTATCTGCCTCATCAATGATGATGACTTTGTGTTTTGCAGTTGAAGAAAGCGAGACGGTCGAAGCGAAATTCTTCGCAGTATTTCTGACGGTATCAAGGAATCGTCCTTCATCGGATCCGTTGATGACATAATAGTCTGCTCCAAGTTCTTGACATAGTGCTTTGGCTACCGTAGTTTTGCCACAACCTGCAGGTCCTGCAAGAAGCATGTTAGGTATCTCACCTCTATCTAGGAAGTCTTGGAATGTCTTCTTAATATTCTCTGGAAGAATACAATCCTTAATCGTTTTGGGTCGATACTTTTCGCACCACAAAAAATCAGTTCTATCTGTGTTCATAGTATAATAAGTCAGTTGGTACTCTTGATCGCCAAGAGAGTATCTAGGGGAATCCATGCTGGATATTCATCAACAAACTGAACCTGAACTTCTGTGATAACACGTTGAAGTTCTTTGTTGTATGTTTGCCTGGTATTTTTAACAGGACTTAGAGGATTTTCTAAATCCATTCTGGTTTACGCTCGGGAATACGTCTATAATTATCGCACACCCATGGTTTAGAAGCAATATACATCTTGTACTTACTGTAAATATCAACTCCAGTATCAAGCTTGAACTCATCAGGTCCAGCAAAAACAAAGGGCGTAACCTTATTAAGGTCTCCCTTTGGAAACAGGTCTAGTGCCTCCACAAGAGTCTTATAGCAAGAATGGACCTTTCCATACCTAAGAGTATACTCATGGCACATATGAAGTCCGTGCTTGATCAACCAGTATGAATTATGAATACTCTCCGATGCCCACTTGGTACAAGGGTGATTTCGGAATGCACCTTTTTCAGTTTTATATGGTTGCCCATCAACTCGATGAAGTTCGCCATATCCATACCCCCATTTATCAGATGCAACGATAGAAAGCATCTGACAACATTCAAGAGGCATTTTAACAATGTGCTTATCAGGTAAAACCTGTGCCGACTTGACCGGACTTTCATTTGTGACGAAAATATTCATGTTAAGAGTTTGCTAAAACTGATTGCCAGTAGGAACATAAGCATTATAACAACATCCCAAGATTTTGTCCTTATAAAGTAAGGAACTGAAATCATATCAGCAACAAAGTGAAGCATTACTCCAAGAGTTATATTGATATGAAGAACAACAAAGTATGCAGTAATCACTAAGATACTGCCAGTTATTCTCATTGGGACATCAACTTTAGTCATTTCAAAGGTCGAGTAAAGATTTCAGATACAATATCAGTTGCCTTTAATTGCTCTTGCATATACTCCACTGCCTTTTCTGGTTCTGTACTATCTCCACAGGTAAAAACATCACAAACTGCCATACCATTCTCAGGCCAAGTATGGATACTGAGATGACTCTCAGCAAGCATAGCAATTCCAGTCACACCTTGTGGTTCAAATTTATGCACTGTTAAATCAAGCAATGTTGAATTACATTCTTTTGATGCTTTAAACAAAACCATTCTTATGAACTCTTCATCATCAAGCAAATCAAAAGGGCAACCTTTCAAGGTAAAGAGAATGTGTTTCATTTATAAAGTTGCCTCGGTCCTCCACAAAGGATTGCATCAGGCATTTCTGCTTGTGCAATTTTTTTGGCATCATGCTGATAGCGTGCCTCAACAATCTTATAGTAATACTTTGCTCCCGTAGAAGGGAGTTTGTATGTTACTTCCCACTTAGTCATCAGTTAAAACTGGAGTCTGGTTCCAGGGCAATATAATAGGTAAGGTCACGATTCTTACTCTCAAAGCGAGAGAGCAGTTTTTTAGAGACAACAGCTTCATAAGTGCCAGGAAGAATCTTGATGTTCTCTACCTTGAAGTTGAAGCAGAACTCTTCATCAGTCTCTCCAACAATTTCTTCGTGAGTGTTGGATGTTTCGTTCTTCTTATCATGAACAACCAGTTTGACAACACCTGCTTCACCAATCACAGACAAATCAGGAACCTGATAGATTGCTGCTGCTTTCATCAGAGTGCCAAGAACTTGAGTATCCAGTTCAAAACTAACATCCTCAGAAGGAAGAGTGATGGATTTCTCAGGTGGACTGACGATGACGTTAGGATCAGCAAAGAAGAAACGATTACGTTTTTTACCTTCACGAATCAGAAGATATTCATTATTGCTGAAGTCTAGTTCGGGATTAACATGCAGCGAAGAAATAGCATTCAGAAACTGATTCAGATCATAGATACCAAAGTCCTTAGGAAACTCTTCGGGAACTTTTGCTTCTGCGAGAATGTTCTTCATCACAGAAATAGTACGGATAGAATCTCCTTCTTTGATCAGGATAGACTGATTGATGGAAGAGAAGTTCTTAAGCAGATTAATAGTTTTATCAGACAGTTTCATAATTACTGAGGGTAGGTTTCACGGTTGGCATTTTTGTCGTTGAAGTGTAAGAGAAGAACTGCATAGTGCAGGATCTTTACAATGTCACGACGGGCAGTACCTTTCTTGTCATAACGAGAAGCATACTTCAGAATGTTAGATCGGCAGAATGCCTCACCATCACCACATGCTTCAATAAGGTCAAGGGTTTGGATTTTTTCAGTGCCCGCAGAGTAGTGCTGGTTATATGTTGTAGAAATATAATCGATCAGTTCTTTAAGAATCCGTTCTTCACTATACTTAAATCGATTAGGGTTGGTGCTAATAGTCATGTCAAAGTCAAAAGAAGTAATATCATTACTATAGTAATCTGTTGAAACTGCTTGTGCTGCTTGGAAGGAGATAGTATCTGTACCTTCTCCTCCATAGATCACAGTATCACCACTAAAATTGATTGTATCCACAGAATAAGGAGGATTGCCTCTCATAAAACTGATTCCAGAGTCTTGATTAGTCATGTTCAATTCATCAAATAAAAGGGACCAGGAGTTTGTCATCATTATATCAAGAAAAGTTGTGTACGTCAAGAGATTCTTTTTGCTGCTCTTCAGTAGGCATCACAAAGTCAGCATCCACTTTATCATAGAGTTCCAAGAATGATTGTTTGGTCTCATCATCAAAACGATTCACACAGACCTGAATGGCCT